TCGACTTCGTAAGCGCCACCCATAATCTTTAGATCGACGGATTGCCTGGTTGTTTTGGTTTCTTGAGCGGTGTATTCACCATTAATGGCACGACCGCCAGCAGTTGGTAGGGTGGTAATGCGATTATATCCATAAGATAGAGACTTTCCGCCTTGTGGCTTAACAGTGTTGTCGAACTCTAAATCGTCCAATAGAGCAGACGTTCGGAATTCGTCAATTACGGTGTCAGTTAGTTTGTCTTGGCTGAGTTGTTTTGCATCAGCTAAAGTAATTGGCATATATTATCCTTTCTTGCCAAAGAGAAGATCGCGCGTGCTGAGCTTATCACTATCACCACTTGGTGGAGTTTTAGTGGAAGGATCAACTGGCGTTTTGCCGGCGAGCTTTTGATCGACTGCTTTTGCCAAAGCCTCGTTCCAAGCTTTTTCGAACTTGTCGATATTTTGCTTGGTTGTCTCGAGGTTTTCGTCAACAACATAATCAATAAACACTATCGGCATCAATTTCTCTTGTAAAATTTCGCGTGCTTCGGCACGATTCTCGCGGATTAACAGGTCGCGTTCCTTATTAGCTATTTCAGCTTGCGCTTTTTCTAGCTCGTCTTTAGCCTTTTCCTCGTCAGACATTTGTTGCTTACGTTCGTAGTCGGCTAGTGCTTTTTCGATAGCTTTTGCCGTCTTTTCATCGTTTTTAGCGTTAATTTCGTTAACGCGTTTTGCAATAATGTCATTGACTTCTTCTTGAGAAAAAGTCTTTGGACTCTGATCCTGATTATTTTCACCAGCTTTCTCGGTTTTTGGATCAGTTCCGGCTGGTTGTTCGTTGTCGCCTTCTAAGTGTGGCATACAAGCTCCTTTCGATTTAACGCCTCTCGGCTTAATATTGCCAATCAAAAAGCGACTACGAAAGTAGCCGCCTTAGGTCGCAATAAAAAACGACCAACGGAACTTCCGTTAAGTCGCAAATGATTTCAAAGATAATTATAACATAAATACTTATGAATCAACAATAGTGCCGTCTTCGTCATATTCAACGGCATAAAAATCGGCAAAGCTCTCCACAACGGCCGGAATTGACTTACCGAGTTTAGTCAGATGAATATTGCCACCGTATTCGTTTTCAAACTCAAGATCAGTATAATACCAATCTTTATTTGTCATGAAGTATGGTAATGTTTTTTCGCTTTCCATGATTAAATTTCGCTTTCAAATATTTGCCCATCGCTTGCGCCATGTCGCTCTTGCCATTTAACTTATAGTCAGTGTAAACTTCGGCGAAGAACTCGCGAGCGTTCTGATGGCCATAGCCTGAAACTTGCGCTTGCAGTTCTTTAACTGTTTTACCACTAGCTTGTTTGGCTAAGTTAATTATATCACGCTGAATACTGCGTGCTAAAGTGTCATTGTTAACACTTTTACCCATCAGAAAGTTTTCAATAACATGACCGATTTCATGGGTGATAGTGTAAACTGGCATTTTGTTTTTCGGCACTTTGACCTTGAACCCAGACTTTATTTCAGCTTCCAGTTCTTTAAGATAGACTGGCCTATCCAGGAATGACCGATGTAGGGTAATCTTCGAATTGTCGCGCGGTGTTGAAGCTTTTGAGATCTTGTTTTGACCAGTTTCAAGCAAAATACCACCTTTAGATTTAATCTGATCACGTAGTTCTGGATTTTCGTTAATTAGCTCTTTGGCTTGTGTGATAATCTCGTCAAGCCAATTGTGATCGTGTTTAGCGAATCGCATCGGGCTGTATTTTAATAAATTATCGACCGATATTAAGTCATTAACAATAGAAGCGTTTTGATTGGCGGCTTGTTCAGTAACAAATCGACTAGCCCACTCCGCATAACTCATGTTCGTAACGTATTCATTGCGTCCAGTTTGTGGATTACGCGCAATTCGGACTTCTGGCTGCCATTCTTTACCAAGATAAGGTGCAATGGTAGAGCGACAGTTCGGATGAAGTGGTGGCACATTAACGCCGACTTTAGCGTCTTTAACCTTAAAAACCTTATTGTCGGTGTGCTGGCAAATGGCGCTAGTTCGATTGTCTAGCGTCGCCACAAATTCAAACTCTTCAACGTCCATTTCTTTATAAGCGTCAAGTTCGGCTTGGTTTTCGTAATAACTAGTTTCGGTGCGAATTAAGCGTTCAGCTGAACTGATCGACACATTGAAGCGTTCGCGCAACAGACGAGCCGTTTTAGCTGGTGATTGTCCAGTCGCTATTGCCGTTCCGATAATTGATTGTAACTCATCACCAAGCTTCTGGCTTCTGCCCCAAATCCGTTCAGAGAAGTTCTTGCCGTAGTTTTTAGAGTTCAATACTCTATTAACAGTTTTAGTGTTAAGCTGTGAAAAAGCTGGCGTATGGCCGATTCCTTTTGCTGTGTCATAAATCGTTCGGTAATAGCTCGTTTGATAGGTGTTTGATAGAGTTTTGCCAGTTAGAACCTTAACTTGTCGGCCAGCATCATAGGCTTCGGCACGCATTTGCATATTGAGCATCTCTAAACGATTAACTCGGAAAGCATAATTGTCGGGTAGCTTAGTCTCTAGCCCAAGCTTGCGCATACGAGCTTTAAGTCGACGCACATCACCTTGTGGGGCGAGCTGACGTAAAGCCTGCATGTCAAAGCCATTATCTCGATAATACTTGGCGTAAATATCTTGAACCTGCTTGGTGGCTTCACGAGCTGATTTTGCGTAAACCTGCCGAGCTTTGCGAATATATGGCAAAGCTTGACGCTCAGCCGTGAGAGTGCGTTCAACTGAGCGTTTTTGCCAATAGGCATGAGTCTGGGTGCGTAATTTAGGCTCTTTGTCTTTATTGACTTTTTTGGGCGATTGTGATACTATCATCTTATAAAAGCCCCGACCTTCCGCCCCTTTGGCAGATTGCGCGGGGCTTTTACTTATTGCCCCGACAACAGAGTCTCCTCTAATTATGTCAGCAGAGATAGGCGATTTGCTGTACCTGTCCAACTTTTGGGAGATCTCATTAAACAACTTTTGCTTTGGCAATTGTGACTTAGAAACGTCTAAGATGATTCGTCCCGATTCGCCGACTTGCTTTGAAGCACTCCTAATTTGCGACTGAATAGACCCCAGAGTTGTTGTGCTTTTGATTTCAGTTTTGACTCGATCCATCCATAAATCAGGAGTATGAATATTAGTAGGTGTTAAAACTTCTGGTATACGCCAAATTTCAGTAAACTTATGAGCTTTTAAGATTGGAGCGAGGGTCTTATGCTCGTTTTTCGATAATTCAGTTTTCTTTTTGAATTTCCAACCACTCGTATCTTGCCCGAAAAACTCGTTTCTTAGCTCTTTAGGTAAGACCTTAATTTCATCAGGCTTCCAGTATCTCGGCTTCGACACTTTCGCCATTTAGTTATCCCTTTTTGTCAGTCGTTTCAGGCTGTTGAGTATTGTTGACATCTGGAATGTCTTCGTCGTCGTATGTATCGGCTTCTTGCAATTCCCGTTGAGCAAGTTCATAGGTCTCTTCACCGTCACGCACAAAAGACAATTGACTGACTAACAATGGAGTGTCTACCATGCCACGTAGATTATTAATCATCTGGCTGGTTTCAAAGTCGTTCTTTGGCAAGTTTCGATTAAAAATAGCATCAACATCTTTAAGCTGAATGTCGGTCGAGATCTTACTTTTAATCTTTAGGACGTGCGCATAGATTGCAAAACGCTCCATCAGGCCCTTTTCAAAGTAGCGCTCTTTCTTTTTGACATTCTGCTCAAAAGCTAGAATTTTATAGAGAATCGCTACGCCAGAGCTATTGCCAGCAAATGACTCATCAGATAAATCGGGTGTCATTGAGAATTTATGAATGTCGGATGCGATTGTCTTACGCAAGACTTCGGCATCAGCTTCGTTAATGTTTTTAATGACATATTCAGCTTTAGAATCTGGCGGGAGTCCCATTGCGCGACTGCGTTTCAAGTTTTCGCGGTCTTCTTCGGTCATATTAACACCGTAAAATACCAAAATGGCATCGATTAGTTTCTCACGATCAATCACGCGGTCAGATTGTAGGATATTGTAGGCATCAATCCCGGTGATTACTGATTCGTAGTCACCCTTAAAGCGTTTGTTGTTAGCATATTCAACTACTGGAACAGAGCCGATATTGTGTTCTTTTTTATCGGTCTCAGAATATTCTTCTTTATTCAAAGTAGCTTCAATAACGTTGGCTTTGTCCCAGATCGTCAAATCGTAACTATCGACAATAACTTTACCCTTGCCGTCGAGCATGGGAGTGTAGGCAATCGCGAACATTTTTTCTTGTCGAAAGGTATTATCGTAAACCACAATAGTGTTGTAAACATCTAATTTAGCCGACGTTATGACCGACTCATCATTGATAAACACCAGCTCATAACCTCGACCGAACATGCTACAATCTTCGGCAATTTCTGAATCAAGATCGGAGATAGTTTGCTCCTTGTAAGAGTCCAAAATCGCATCAATATCAACTCCTTTTGTTGCCTGGTACTGAACGGGATTTCCTAGCAAGTGACCGACATTTAGAGTCGTGATATATTTTGCGAAGTTGTGATAAACGACGATCTCATTAGGCTTTTTACGCTCAATTTTTGGAGCATCTTCATAATACGATTCAAGCTTGGCATAGTCCTTGATGTATTCTTTGTGTTTATCAATAAGTTTTTTTAGGATCTTACTGGTAATTTTCGTATCTTTTGGTAGAGTGAAGATTTTTCGTTTCATATTTTATCCTTTCTTAGAAACTAATGGCACGGTCTTGCCGTGATGTGGAATCGTCAGAGAACCAAGTTGGTCTGCGATCGTTGTCAATATTTTTCATAAATACTGGCCAAAACATCCGGAGCGTCATCATGAGCGTTTTTACCTTTTTTCTGGTAATTCATGACTTGCTTATAGAACTCGGGAAAGCGCGTTT